ATGCAAACAATAGACAGAAACGAAATTGCGAAAGATATAAATGCAAAAATCGCAGGACTTGGACGCTCAATTCAAACAAACTGGGAATTAGGATTTGAAGAAGGGCAAGTTATTACATTAGAAAAGCAAGAAAGTTGGACGAACGGTGGTGCTTTTACAGTATGTAATGATTGTCCTGTCGAATACTATTTTGAAATTGAAAATGAAGTACCTTGCCATGTAGTCGATTACAACAACGAAAATGAAGTAATTGCACTAGGTGCTGAGGATTGCGAAGATGAAAAAGAAGTATTGTTACCTGCCGGAACAAAATTAGAAGTTGTGTACGGTGAACGTGAAGACGACAACGAAGAAATGGGATTTTACACTGTAATTTTTAAATACGTAGAGGAGGAAAAATAAAATGGCTGGATTTATCAAGCGATACTTAGAAACTAAAAACTGGACAATTTATCAATTAGGAAACGCAACGGGTCTTGCGCATCAAACAATACGAATAGCAGACAAAAAAACAGTTGATCAAATGTCTGCGAAAAATGTGCGATTGATAGCGGAAGTTTTCGGCTTTACAGCGGGCGAAATGCTAGACGAATTCTACGAAATTGAAAAAGAAATAAATAATGATGAGATTTTAAAAGAGTTAACAACAGTATTCGAAAAATATGGCTATAACACGGATGAAATCAGCTCCGAATTGCTTGACGGTGAAAAGATTAAACTGGATATGAACGATGACAATATAACTAAACTCGCTGAATCTGTAAATACTACAGAGCATTTTACTGCTTATTTAGATGATTCAACTGATTATATGATTGTTGAGGCAATACAATGAATAATCATATTACCGACTTAACTGGACAAGTTTTTGGGAGATTGACTGTGAAAGAGTTTATTCGTTCTAAAAACGGAAATGCGGTTTGGAAGTGCGTATGCGAGTGCGGTAATGAAAAAGAAGTATTAGTTCAGCAACTCAAAAGAGGTTATGTGAAATCATGCGGGTGCTTAGCGAAAGAAAATGGGAATAAATATGCAAAAAATAATCTGCACTCGGACGAAGTTAAGAAAAAAGCACTTGCGCGAAAACTCGAAGTTGATAGTGTTGATGGTACAATGAAATCAGCTTTAACACGTAAAATTTCTAGTAGAAACAAAAGTGGTATAAAAGGAGTTCGCTGGAATGAATCGCGAAAAAAATGGGAAGCTTCTATAACATTCCAACGAAAATATCATTTTATCGGACGTTTCGTAAAAAAAGAAGACGCAATAAAAGCACGTCTTGAAGCAGAAGAAAAGTATTTTAAACCTGTTATCGAAAAGAATAAGCGCTAAGCACATGCTTGGCGTTTTTTGCATAAAAAAAATCCCTAACGTGTAGTTAGGGTGTGTTAAAATTATATAGTTCTTTCAGTTTACACTTCAATTCATGTTTGTTATAATTGAAGTGTAAAAGATAACTTGTGATGGATAAAGCTGGGTTCCCGAATGGGAGTAAGATAATTTATTATCGAGAATTCCTTTGCTCCAGAGGTTATCTTTATTTTTTTGTCTTCTTTTTTAAATGTTCAATAGTTTTTTGAGGATTCTTTTTTATCTCTGTTAAGATAAAATCTATGATTGCTCTCGAATATGTATACTGTGAGTGCTCCCCTATAACATGACGATAAGAATATCTCTCTTGCGCCTTTAAAGAATAGAACTTCAAAAAAAGCTGAAAATCAGCAGTATTAAAGTTACTTCTAATTTCCTTAGTAAATACTGAAAAATGTTCAAAGTCAATTTTTTCTCTGCTCAATATTTTATTTATCTCTTTTACACAATTTTTTTGTGTATAAGGATGTGTTTTATTAGGGTCTTTTTGTTCCTTTATTATTTTAACAGGAATTTCTCCATCTTTTGCTATTCTCACTGTGCTATCTGCATCGTTAATTTTCTTGGTTATATAAAAATTATGTTGAATGTCTATGGAAAAAGCTGGATTATTCTCTAGCTCTATTTTCTCTATCGCTTTTTTCGTTGTTAAGATTTTATCAGCTGTTTCTTTTGAATATTTAGACCTTATAATAGCTGGGTCTAAGTCATCTTCTTTTATTACTAGAGATAAAAAACTTTGAGTAATATACTCTGTTACATCAATATTATGAAACATACTCATTTTCTCTATGTAATTAAAAACACATGATTGAAATAAAGGTGCATATATTACTTCATAATCTTCAGTAATAAAATGAGTACTCACGTTCCTTAACTCAACTATTTTTTCTAGATTCAAACGTAATGGATCATGTTTATTTGTAAATATCTCCTTAATGCTATATTCTAAAGAAACAGTTCTAGACGGGTTATCCTTGAAGTATATACTATTTTCACCTTTATCGTTTATTAATTTAGCTTTTAACATAAGCTCCCATGAGTTGCAAATAAAAAAACTAAAACCTTCTACCCTATATCTTATTGTAGGTTTGTTATATATTTCCAAGCCTAACAAAAATGCTTCAATACTTTTCTTTACTAACATATCATATGTGCTATTCATTTAAGTACCTTCTCCGCTTTTTTACTATAATAATATCATAGCGAATGATTGAGTACAATAAACACATTACAAAAACACCCCCGCAAAAGCGAGGGCATCAAACTAGATTTTCTTAACAAACTTCTTGTTTGCAGTTAGAAAATAACCGCTTTTTGTTTTTAATCTTGGTGTACCTCCCTTTGTTTTCGCCATTCCGGCGATAGTGAAAATAGTCCCCGGAGGATATGTCCCGCCTGTTTTATTTTTTTCAGTGAAGTCTACAGAGTCATATAGATCACACTGAACAAGCGTTTTGATTTTTCCGGGGTTTTCGGTGTAGTAAGTGTTATTACTAGCAGGTGTATGAGGTTTCCCAGCTTTCAATTTAGCTAATAAAGTTGTATTTTGCGAAGCTGTTCCGCTGTAATTTTTAATTCCGTAACTTGTCGCTAGTTTTTTACGATTCGCAAAGCTGGAATCTAGTTTATTTATATTCATGTAATCAACTAATCCTAGACTGTTTGTGTTTGTGTCTGCGCTCGGTTTAGAAGAATTACTAGCACTAGCTCCTTTTCCAAAAGTATCAGTCCCATAGCCTTTATAATTAAATTGAAGGTGCGGATTGTCTACAAATCCAGACCAATCACCACCCCATTCAAGTCCAAGGGACTTCGCTTTTGCCACGAATTTTTTGCCTTTGTCTGAACGATAAGCACCCCAATCAACAGTTTTACCTTTCGCCATGACGAAATCTAGTGCCTGTCCTACCAGGTGATAAGAGCGCATTGTTTGAGACGCACCGCTCGCAACATTAGCGGATTGTTGCTCTTTTGTCCTAATCGTTTCGTAGATTAATACTTCAATGCCGTTGCTTTCAGACCAATCTAGCAACTTTCTCGCCGCCGCTTTTGTGTTATCCGCTAATTTATTTACATTTGCTAAACTTCTACTATAATAATAACTTGTCATTATACTTCATCCTCTACGTTTTTATTTTTATTCAATACTAAATCGCTATCGCTCGCGGTAGGAGTCGTTGGGTCATTTACTACACCTAACACACCTAATAACAGGAATACACTGTTAATCATATCTAGCGCTTCTTTGTTGATTGTGTCGGCAGGAATTGTTACGCCGAACCACCCAAGTACTTGCTGTACTAGTACCAGAATTAGCGGGATAACTGACACCCAGAACACTTTCGATTTCATTCTCACTTTCCAGTTAATTTTCATTATTTTTCCTCCTTCTCAGTTTTCGCTATATACTTCCAAATCGCTTTATCCTCCCGCTTCAATAAAGCGATTTCTTTATCATGATCGTTTTGCTTCTCTCTTAAGCTGATGCGGTCTTTTTTGCTTTCTGACATTTCTTCTCTCAGACTATTTAATGTAATGTCAAGCGAATCAATCATGTTTCTCAAAGGTGCGACTAATGCCCATCTAATCACAAAACCCACAATCGCAGCGATTAAGCTGATTAACCCTATTAACTCGCCTACACTCATCCCTGCTATTGAAATACTCCCCAGTGTCAATTTTCATCATCCCATCTGTTTTTGACATAAAAAATAAGCCTTATTTGGCTTCAATCTAAAATATAAAATAATTGATTTAACGCGAAATACGTAATACTAGTGTCCGCAGGTATAAATCCCATCGCGTTACTAGATGATGCATGCACTCGGCCGCCGCTAGACTTGTTTGTCGGTGCATAAGCCATCGCTGTTTTTGTTGTTTGAACTTCGAAAGGAACAGACGCAAAAGCGTTATTTGTAGAGGTCCATGCGGTTGATTTTTGCACTTGCCCCCTGAAAAAGGCAATTCTGATACCAAAGATGCAAATAATTCTAAATTGAGGAGTATTCCCTTCTGCTGTTGAATATCCAGAGTTTAATATTAAATCTTGCCACGGCATTGAGTAAAATAAATCAGCATTTACAGATAAAGTTGTTTGCCCATCTTTAGTGAAATCTAGTGAATCCCCTCTTAACATTGTTTCCTTGAGTTCACCAGAAATATTATGATCCATCAATTGCTGTGCTACTTTCACACCACCAAGTGTTGTAACATCACTTTTTAAAATAGTAGAGCCGGCACCAGTTGGCAGTACTGTAGCAGCATTAAAACCATTGTCATTCATCGTGACCGTCCCAGTGAACAAATTGCCTTCATCATCACGATAATTAATATTGTGAATAAATTCAGCGCCTGTGATACTTCCGCTCTCTACATCACCTAATTTCGCAGTAATCGCTGATAACTCCCCGACTTTTAAAGCGTTATAATCCAGAGGTATTTCTTTCCAAATTACCCCATCCCACTTAAAAACACCTGTTATAGTATTTTCCACTTCATCTATCTTGAACCACGTATCGTTTATCTTTGGAATAGCTGGCGGTAGCTCACCATAAAAAGGCTTATTGTTATCACCAGCTTTCATTAACGCGTCATTAGCTGTATCTATTGCTGTGACAGCGGAATCTTTAGCATCATTTGCTACTTGTTTTGCATCTGTTGCATTTGTATTTGCATCATTTGCTACACTTTCGGCACTACTAGCGATTTGTTGTGCTGTTTCAGCCTTATTACTTGCGATTGACGCAACTTTATTAGCATTTGTTGATACTTTCGCGTTTTCCCTCAATTGATTTATAATCGCAGGTGTAGCCGAATTAATATCAATATAATCACCAACTACACAAGTGCTTTTTGACATATCGCTATAACAAATATTTAACTCAATAACCCTTGCTTGTACTGTAATTGGAGGACTCATTTCTAAATCTACAATTCTTACAAAACTGCCTTTTCTTATTCGATGTGCTTCAAAACCATAGACTTGTTCTAACATTAAAATATTTGCTTCATATTGATATGATGGCGATGATAACTTTCTAAGTTCTAAAGTACCCCATTGTTTCAACGCTGCCGCATTTGTTATATTTTCATTTACAATCTTAGTCATTAAGTAACCTGTGCCGCTTGGGTTGTATTGCTCATTTGCTTCATCATTATAGATGTAATTCAATCCTCCATTAACAGAAGAAATGTTTAATTGTGTCCCATCAGCTTGCGTTGCGCCAAGAGGTATAAGAGCAGTCTTAATGTTCGTAAATAATACTTTCCTCGTTATTCCTTTAATGCCTGTGCCGCTCTCAATTCGAACACCTTCATTATCCCCAAACTGTTTCGCGACTTTACAATAATAGCCAACTATCCTTCCCTGAAATGTTTTTACATAAAACTTAACTTCGCAATCAAAAGCAGTACAAATTTGATGTAGGGCTTCTTGAGCTGTTATATATCCTGAGAACTCCAAATTTGCAACTGCCCCTACATTTTCTGTATCTTGAGGAATCCATCCACTCCCGCCAAGCACATATGTTAAAGCGGGACCAATATTACTATTGGAAAAAGCGCGATCTGTCACAATTACATTATTCAAATCAAAGATAAAAACATTTTCGCAAAAGATTCTTTTTTGAGGTTTCGAACTATTGTCATCTCGGATGTCTTGCACTTCAATAATTTTGAATAACAATGAATCATCGTCTAAGTCTTGAAGCATCACATAATTTCCACCTGTTAAATATTTTGAACTTTCGTCATCTGTCGAAACAGAAAACTCATAAGTTGAATCAAAATCTATAACTTTCTCGGTGTGTGAATCATTAAAATAATGAGTTCCATTTGTGGAGTCAGCAGATATAGATTTTACAATTTCTTTATTTTCATCTAATATCAATAACATTTAAACACTCCTTTAAAAAGTTCTTGGCCTAACATATACTGTCCAATCTGCCGCTTCAAACGGAGATACATTTAATACTTCTGTTGTACCGCCAAATAACTTAAAAAAATGACTTCCTATTGCTAGATTCTGCATAAAAGGAATGCCATTTTTATAAATTGTTTCTGTTTCAAAATCAAACATTAATTCGTCAGATGCATGCGCTATAACTTGCGGAGCGGTATTTGCAACAATATTTAATTTTTCAACAAGTGTATCTGTGAAAAACAAATCGCGGTTAGGGTCATGTGTGCCTGATGCCGCAGCGTATATATTTAATTGAGCTAATTTTTTTGTGTATTTATTAGCGGTATCTACAAATACCTTTTTCTTCGTCCAGACAGGCTTTATATTACTATCTAGTTTGATAATTTCAGCGGTAAATTGATTCCCTATTTTAGTTAAAATAAAGTAACCATAAAAATCTCTGTATTCATTATATGCACCTGTTTGTACCTTCTCTGTCACTGTTTTATATTTTCCGTTAACTTTTTTTCTAGTTGATACTGTTTTGTATGTTTTAGTAACTTTCCCTGCCTCATTAAACAAATCTTTTTCAGGATAATTAGCAACATTTTGATCGCCAATAGATATTTTAACAATATTGACTTCGGTATTTGCGGCATTATCTTTTATTTGAAACGTTGCAATTTTTGCTCCTTTTTCATCAACAAGATACACTTCTAATTTACCTTGTTGCTTTTGTGCCGATGCTATGTTTTGAAGGCGCATTCTTACACGCCAGTTATCCTGCGCTTGGGGAAGAACTACTTTACTCATTGGTCCATGCCACTGTGCGCCAACACCATAATCAGATGCTCGAAATACATTTGCGGTTGAAGTGAAAATCCCATCAATAATCCCGTTATTTGCGTCTAATTGAAATGTCAAATCTGACTGTTGCATAGGTGTCCATGTAGCTAATACATTCATTGGATCGTTTAAAATTATTTCCGATGGTTTAACTGGAGTTTCTCCAGAATCTGGATCAACTCCTTCGCCAATGTATAAGTAATCCTCTTTATTCGATACAGCTATATAAGTGACATCCTGTTTTATAACTGCTCCAATTACAGGGCTGGTAGGTTGTGAACCGTGCACTGGTAATTTGTTACTTTCGCTAGTTAGCTCAAATTCTTCTTGTTCATAATAAATATATGGGTCTGAACAAACAAAATTCAGCGTTGCCCGTCCGTTATATAAAAGCCTATCTAAGTCTGTAGATCCTTCAAATCGACCATAATACGTCTTTTCAGGCGCATCATCAATTACCAAAGAGCGTTCTTCTGCATCTACCTGCATCAACCAATCAGCGACAGATGTAGCCCTCTCGCTCAATTCTTTAAGGCTATCTCCAATAATTTGTATTTCTAATTGTATCCCTCGTTGACCAACATTTGGTCCAAAATAAAAAGCGCCAATACGACCACTGACGCTTTCCGTATTACCTTCGTTTTGTGGGAACAATGGTGGTTTAATGTCAATTATTTCCACATGCTTATCAAATGAATGAATACCTTTATATGTGAATCCTAAACTCATAAAATCACCCCTTGTGCTCGATTAGTTCTAATAATACGGTTGTTTTGAATTTCTGTTATAAAATCTACCGTTTCCTCCGCCACCAGACGACCATCTAACATTGTTTTATTAACAATTTGAATTGGTTGTACTGTAACTGGGTTTCCGCTTCCTTGCGTTGCTATAGAAGCCCCTGAGTAAGCCGTAATTTCTTTTGTGTTCGGGGTAACTGGGACTGAAATAGCAGGTGATAGACTTGTTAAATGTTTTTGCATTTTATGAGCCGCCAAATCTATAGTATTTAGATTCTTAAGCATTCCGACTCCAATTCCCGCTGGCACTTGTTCACCAACTTCATCGCTCATTAGTCGAGAAGGCGAGTGGATTTTCAGTCTTTTCTTGATTGTCGATTCAATTGTTTTAGCTAGTTGATCCGCTTGTTTCTCTAGTGGACCGTTCATTTGCTTGAACCCTTGAATAATCCCCGCTACGGTCTGTACACCAAGTTTAGAGCCAGCAGTGCGATATTCTTTTGCTTTATCGAGTTCTTTCAGCCAAGAGGCGTTCGCATTTGCCAAATCTTTTTTAGCTTTATCGTTCGCCGCCTTGACAGCTTTATCCATCGCCACTTTATCATTTGCAGAAGCGTCTAAGCCCAGCTTATTTGCATTAGCATGTTTTTTACTCCACTCAGCTTGATATTGTTTCAATTGTGTATCAGACATGCCCGCAATTGCTTTAGCTTGTCCTGTTGCGCTTACACCCATGTTGCGTATCTCGTCTATAAGACCTTTACTAAGACCGCGTTTTTTCATTTTATCAAGTTGCGACATAAAATCTTTTTGTTGGGCTGTTTGTGATTTAAGGTTTTTTGTTAATTCGCTACCACTTGACTTCTCTGTAACAGCGGCATCAAATAGTCCAGTCTGATTATATGCGGCTTCTTGATTTGATTTAAGAGCATCCTTATATGTCTTTTTCGCTTCATTAATAGAATCCTTAGCCGTTTTATTTATTTTAGCAACATTATCATAATATTTTTGTGTGCTACTTTTTATTGATTTATTTAGTTTAGTTTTTTGTGTATTAATTTCTTTGTTTGCTCCAGCAATATTTAATTTGATTTGTCTTGTTTGTGCCGCATTTAAGCGATATTGCTTATTAATTTGTTTTAATTTATTAATGTACGATTGTGCGCTAATTGCGCCTGTTTTGTAATCTACTTGCACATTTGATATTTTATTACTTACATTTTTCGCATAGCTTGTTTTAGTCCCTTTAGCATAACGAGGCACATTACTCAAAGCTTTAGCTGTTTTATCTCCTCGCAATACTTCAGTACCGCGTGGTAAATCAAGAAGAACATTGCGTCCCTTTGGAACAAAGCTTTTTCCGTCAGGTGTAGTAATCATTTCTTCGTAGTTGCTCCCTTTAGCATCATTTACTAGAGCTGGTCCGCCACTATGATTATTTGTACCTTTAGCATAACCCACCTCTTGAATCCCACTAGGACTTTTACCGTTCGTTTTATATGCAATAGAAATTACTTTTTGATTCTTCATGTTGAGCATATCTCGCCACGAATTTATAGCATTGTCAATAGCGTTTTTCGTAGCCTCTGCGTTAGAATTAATAACTAAATCTTTTCTATGGACAGCTATGTTGTTATAGTCATCTACCGTTCTACTACCTCTATCAATTTTTGATAACAGGTCTCTGTTGTTTGCAAAAAGAGTCTTAAGATTCACTTCTTGTCCGTTATATTGAATAATAACATCTTTACCGCTCTGTATTTTTTTTCTTACATCAAAGTCGTTTGCTAAGAGCGTTTTTAAATCTACATTCGTTCCGTTATAGCTAACTAACATCCCTTTAGAAGAATTCATTTTCTTTATTACATCTGAATTATCAACTACTAAAGTTTTCATTGATGGAGGTAAGTTGTCCCACACACCCATGTCTTGTAGAGCTTTTTGTAGCGCAAGGCTAGTATCTGCATTCGCAATCATACTTTTTTGTTCAGGCTTCAATTTATCCCAAATACCTAAATCTGACAGCGCGTTAGCTACATGTATAGAGTCCTCGTAACTGACAATTAATTTCTTTTCGTTGAAAGTCATCTTATCCCAACGACCACTTTCAATAGTTGCAGTTGCAATTGTTTTCTTAGCATCTGTGGTTAATTTTGCTTCTTTCATGATGAATTTCAGATTATTCCAACCTTCATCACTTTTAGCTAAATTGGATACGAATTCACCAACATTGTCTCTTATTTCAGAACTTTTAGGGTCTAATACTAAGTTGTTCCATGCGGTATCTGCCATTTTCGCTCCATCGCCAATTAGCTTGCTGGCTTCGTCAGCTTTGCCCGCTTTTTCTTGTACATCACGTGTAAATTCGTCATAATCTAGTCCCATATCTTTTAATCCACGTCGGATGTTTTTTCGCGCGACTTCATTACTTACACCTAACTTGTCGTATAACTGTTCTTGCGTTCGTATCCAAGCCGTTACACTAGATCGCACTGTTCTATTCTGATCTCTATCCAGTTGGTTCATTGCATTATTGTATGACGTTTTATCTATTAATTCTTTATCATAAGATTCTTTGAATGCTTTCTTTTGTTTCTTCGTTTCATCTGTTGTTGCTTTTGTGACTTTACCAAGATAGTCAGCTTGTTCAGTGAGTGCTTTTGTGCTTAAATTCTGCACCTCACCATTCATCGCTTTTATCAGCTGTGTTTTCTTTTTGTTGCTTAAGCCTAAACTTTCAATTTGTTCAATCTGCATATCTTTGTAAATATTGTTAACAATTTTCGATTGTTCAGATGTCATCTTGCCAGTTTTAACCGCATGAGATTGATAAATCTTTTCTATTTCTTTATATTGCGAATCTACGTTTGCCTTTCTTTCTTCTGCCCTCTTTTCAGAATCTTTCATGGCGTTGTCTAGTAACGCTTGTACAGCAGGTGAAGCTTCATCATATGCTTTCTTGAAGTCACCCAATGCATCGTCTGTATTCTTCTTAATTTCGTCCGCCATGTTTTTGAAAGCACTGACAATTTTCTCGCTGTCTTCTGTAGCGCCAGTTGCAAAAGTGTCTAAAGCTAGCTTGCCTTCTGATGCAAATTCATTAAATTTACCCATGGATTTATCAGCTTCTGCGCCAATATCATAACCCCATGTTTTTATACGTTCTTTGCTCTCTTCGATTTTGCTTATATGTTTATCTAGTGCATAAATACCCACACCAAGCAAAGCCGCACCAGCCACCGTAATAACTGCTGGTAAAGCTCCGAAAGAACCAGCTAATCCAGCCGCAGCTAAACTAGTACCTTCCACAGCAGTTGTTGTAGCGCCAAATCCAGCCGCTAAAGGAGCTAATTTACTCCCTAAACCTAAAATCTTACCTAAGCCCGCGAATCCTTTTATTAATCCACCAGTCATTGATACTAGTTTCTCGCCAATCATCAGCACAGGGCCAGTTGCTGCTATAATCCCAGCCCATTTTATGATATTTTGTTGTTGTTCTCCTGATAAGTCGTTGAACTTATCAATCATTTTGTTAGCCCACTCGATGACAGGAGTGAGGGCGGGCATTAATTTTTGTCCTACATTCTGTTCTAACACCTCAAGCGAAGCTTTGAATTGATCCACACCAAATTTACCAGCTTTTCGCATATTATCAGCGACTTGCTTAGTGTATCCGTTTGCCTCATCAGCGCCCTTAGAATATTTACGTAGAGAATCGCCTCCCGCTTCTAAAAGCGTATTAACAGCCGATAGAGGTTCACGTCCGAAAATCATTGTTAAGAAAGAGTTTTTCTGTGTTCTCGTCATTTTTTTTGTTTTATCATTAATATCATCCAGCAAAGTTGGCAAAGTTTTCATGTTGCCGTTGTTATCTTCAATTTTTAACCCAACTGCCGCCATTGCTTCTGCAGCTGATTTTGAAGGTTTAAGTAAACTTGTAAGCATCCCACGTAAACCAGTACCAGCCTTTTGCCCTTCAATGCCGCGGTTAGAAAGCAAACCAACAGCTGCTGCTGTATCTGTAAGTGAATATCCTAGCGAATGCGAAATAGGACCGACATAGTTCATTGCTGTTCCCATATCAGAGAATCCAGCCGCTGTTTTATCAGCTACGTAGGTTAGCACGTCAGCAACTTTGTTTGTGTATTCCATCTGCTTATTTGTGTCTTTAGAAATCATTCCAAATTGTTCTAATGTTGATGTTGTAACAGACATTACTGTTTCGAAATCATCGCCAGATGCACGAGCAGCATTAAAAATCGCAGGCATAGACGCCATTGTTTGATTAATATCATAACCTTTTTTAACCATTTCTTTCATACCAAGCATAGTTTGCTCAGAAGCTACCCCATACTTAACACTAGCTTTCTGTGCATAATCAAAAACTTGTGTATAACGATCACCAAACTCTTTCGCCGATTCACCAGATTCGCGCAATAAAGAGTTAACTTCTGTCACTTCATTATCAAAATCCAGATATGCTTTTGTTGATTTAATCATTCCTGCTACAATTGGCGCCGTAAATCCAACGGTCATCGCAGTTCCAGCTTTTTTTAACTTTTGAGCAGATTTTTCAAGCATATTCCCGAATTGTTCAACTTTGACGACAGATGAATCTAGACCTTTAACATTAATGTTTTTCTTATTGATTTTGTCGATATTGTCAGATGCTTTTTGCCCTTTCTTCGCAAAATTATCCATATCCTTATCGATTTTGTTCATCTGGCTTTTATAGCCATTCTCGCGTATTTTTATATCGTAATAAATTTCTCCCGCTTTACTCATGTTTTCACCCCTCTTTCAGCTTGCTATTAGCTCTCAAAGCTTTTTCTAATCCTTCCTCATTAGAAGCAGCGTCCTCAAAATATCCTCTTTTTAACATGATTCGATTTTGCTTTATTTTTTCTTTCAGCAAATGTTTTGGCACTTTGCTTCGTTCAGTCATACGGATTTCTAGAGTAGTCATAAACGGTGTATCGCCACCCAAGTTCATTAGGTATGTTCGGAACTCTGAAAAACTCATATTCGCTAATTCTTTGCGTAATCTAATACCGTAATACGATAAAAAAGAAGACTCGATTAAATCAAAGTCTTCAATTATTCCGTAATACTGTTTTCCTGTGGCTTCCCCTCATCGCTTCCCTCGTTCATATCACTTTCAAATAATTTAGCTATAATGTATTCAATAAGTCCCTCGTAAACTTTCGTTGGCAATGTTTTAGAATTAATTTCTTCTCTGTCTTCTTTGCTAAAAAAAATAGCAAAAATATCATCATTCGTTGCTACAATACCATCTGTGATAGTCATTAACAGTTCATGCATGTTTTCACTATCTGGCGTTGTATGCTCTCCGTCGCTTTCGTCGCCTTTCAGTTTAGGCGCAAGCACTTGACCTAAAATTTTAGGCGCTTCATCTAAAAGCGCACTGTACTTAATGTGTGCTTGTGCTGAAATGTCCGCATAATATACTTTTTCGTTAATTTCCAATGGAAGTTTTACTTCGTTCTCGTTAAAATTAAATGATTTCATTTTTGTCCTCCAAATTAGTAAAAGCCCTCACTCAGAGGGCTTCGTATTTTGTTTATTAGGCAGATGTTACAGAAACAGAAACGTCATTTTTAACCGATGGTTTCACTTTGGACGCAACTGTGATTTTAATTGCAGTTACTGTTGTAGCAACTCCTGTTAAAGTTCCATCGCTAGCTACTGTTGCTTTTGTTTCATCAGATGAAGTGAATGTTACATCTTGTGGAGCTCCTGATGGCAGTACTCCTGCTGTAATTTTAACAGTTTCTCCAACTTTTACAGTTTTAGAGGCGCTATCTGCCGTTACGTTTGTTGGCTCAATGGTAGGCGCTGGCGTAAAAACCGGCGTACCATTTGAATTCTGTGTGGCAGAAAATGAACCAATATCGTTCGCACCACCACCACCGAAATCATTAATCCCGATTGGTCCAGTGATTTCATACTTAGAGCCTGCTGGGAATTTAACCGCAATTGTTTTTTCAGCTTCAGACCCAACTTTATCCCAAGTTTCACGTAATTCATTTTGTCCTGGATCTGATTCATTGTATTTCCCATCCAAACCTAACTCCATAGCAGCACCTGTTTTTACCGCACGTTCAAATACCTCGCCAATTGTTGTATATTGTTCCACATTTGAGTTCAGTGAAATGTCTAAAGTTTCTAAGTCTTTAATCGAAACACCATCTCCGCTTTCCCCTGAATCTTTAACCGAAATTTCTAATTGTTTAACTGCATAAGTTGCCATTAACTTACATCTCCTTTTCAAATAATATTGTTAGTTGATAAATCAAACGACCATCATCGTCATAATCGACTTGTCCGCCGCTTGCTACATCTGTTGCTACTACCTTCTGATTTTGGATATTCAGCTCAGAAGGGTTTGTTAAAAGAAAGTAGTTACGTAATAAATCGTATGTTCGTTTGCATTGAATTGTGTTTTTATCATAAATTAAAAAGCCGATGCTCTCACGAACACGACTTTGCGTTTGTACTTGCTTGTTTTGAAATGTCGGTGCTTCATTAATTACTACCATTGAATCAAGCCCCGTTTGTTTAATGAATCCAAGTGTTTTTATAGCTGGGAATGTTTTTTTGAAATGCACTACTAAATCCTCAATCATAAGCGCATCCCACCTTCTACAATTTGGTTAATACTCTGAATTCCATAACTTATTGCCATTTCGTACCAACGCGGATTCCGACGATTTTCATAATATTGCCTGCGTGCATAAGGAGTTAAACTAAATACTCTGGCCACAGTTGAATTTTTTTGGATGATTACTTTAGCATGTGAACTTCGACGCAAATCGCCATACAAAATTGGCGTAACAGGCTCTGCTAATTCAACCAATTCTCCCCCAGCCTTTGCAGCCGTTGACAAAGCTTTATTATGAATATCATCTATGACTGCATCTTTAAAACTACTAAAGCTCATGCTCTGTCACCTCTCCTACAACAATTTCGAAATGGTGAATACTTCCATCAGGATTTGGCGGGAAAGATACGCTCTGGACTTCACCTTTAATTAAGCAATAGTCAGGAATAGCAAAAGATATATTGTCTCCTTCGTTCACAACAAAATTTAATTTGTTACAAAATAAGTTAACAACATATCTTATGTTTAGTCCTTCTTCTGTTTTATTTACGAGCTTTTCAAACTCATACCGAAACATTGATTTATTAGTCGCATCTGGTAAAAGGTTTCCAAAGTCATCACGCCCACTATTACTAGTTATAGTCACTTCTGTATTTAGGATAGCTTCTGGGATGGGTGGTAATTGAAAGCTCATTAACAACCACCTACTCCCGCATAAAGCCAGCCACTAGATAAAAGCAAATCCATCACTTTGTCTGGAACGTCAGGTATAAAGTTGTTCGAGTTTTGTGATTGACCACCCATAGTTAATTTACCTAGTGTAAAGTTACCAATGCCAATAAACTCACCATATTTCTTGATGTGTTCACACTGCCACGCAACAGCTTGCTTAATATCATCATCTACATTGTCAAGGTCTACGATATTAGGCATAATTTGCTTGTCAATTGCTACAGAAGCGGCTTTTATTAAATTATCCGCTTCTGTTAGTTCGATACTTAAATTTGTTAGACTAGCTAACTCACTTGGCGTAATATACGTTTTCATTTACTCACCCTCTTTGTTTTTGGGCTCCTTTTTACTCTTAGATGGTTCTTTTTCTGGTTCTTTATACTCGAACTCTTCAAAACCATCGTTTTTTAACTGCTTAATTAATACTTCATTGTCGGTATTGTATACTGCATTATCTTTTCTTAATTTCATAAAGAACTCCTCCTTAAGCTATTGTAGAGGCAATTACCCCGTCTTTTTGTTGTTCTTTTACAAAAATATCATGATAAACACGATATTGATATAACCATCCGTCACCTTGTCCAACGGAACCTGGCGCATGAAGGTAAATAGAAGCATGTTTAGTACCGCCAATAACAGAACCTTTATTAATTAGTAAATAATTAAGCTTCTTAGCGCCAGGCGCTGGTGTATAACCATCCGTAAAATCAAAAGTATCATAGAAACGATCTTCTGCTTCAACTTCAACAAGTTTAACTCCATCAATTCCTGTAATGCGCGTTTCTAAGCTAGAAGGCCCAATATTTTGATTAGAGATTGTTCTAGTAAAGTCTTTACTTAGCTCTAATGCAGCCATAACGTCTGGTGACACATACATAACAAGATTTTGTGTACCGTATTTTTTAACTTTTCGAATAGCTGCTTTAAGTGTACGAAAAACATTTTCTTCTGTGATTGCTTCGTCAGCAGAATGACCATTATTTTTAGCCGCTGTCGCTAACTTAGAAAAACGATAAGCGTCGACTTCTGGCGCAGCGTGCGCTGAATTAAATTCTTTTGTTACATTAGCAGCTGTTAATGCTTGCCCTGTTTCATCTACATCCATAACATCTACAAAAAACTCTACATCTCTATCAAACGTAATAGTATATGGAGTATTCGTATTTGATGCCGAACCTTCGTTATATCCTTTGTTTCTAGTGTGCGGTTTTAGTCCAGTTGTTGAAATCGTTTGTATTTTAAACGTTTTTGCATCTAACCATAAAAGGTTAGGTGTTTCTAATTCATTTGTGTAAGTGCCAAAGACTAACTTCTGGTCGAGCTCCTTACCGTACTTGTCTACATAGTTAATAGCCATTTTGCTATCTCTCCTTTTCTAATTATGAATTTAATGCTTGAATGAATGGGTCTGTAGCACTTGGCTCACTTGCATTGCCTAGTCCTGCTCCGATTGGTGGAGGCGTGTCACCATCATCAGATTTTGCAATCCATTCCGGATATTGCTCTGCGAATTTCGCTAAGTTGTCGTCATTTCGCTCTTCATCCCCAAAAAGCTTCGTAAACGCTTCGTAACGTTCTTCTTTTACGCCGCTTTCTTTTAACTTACTGTGCCACTCTGCCGTTTGTTCTTTCTGAACATATTCATCCAGCTTTGATAGTGCCTCGTCTTTCTCTTTTTGAAGTTTTTTCAATGCCTTTTCAGATGAATCATGTTCGCCCACTTGATCGTTAAGCTGATTAATTTGGTCGTTTAACTTCGTGATTTCTTCCTCATGCGCGCTTTTGATGGTTTCAATCTCTCCATTAAATTTCTTTTTTTCAGCCGCTAAGCGATTCTTTACAATTTCATCCAGTTCTGCTTGGTTAAAATTCTTATCGTCCCCACCTTCAGCAAAATGTTGAATGTCAAACTTACGCTGTAAATAATTCTTCATATTTCCTCCTTTTTAAGCTCTGAGTGAGCCATCCCTGTCTATTAGTTGCCGGCAGGTAGGCAAGGTTTTTATATCAAGCCAAACAAAAAAAGCGTTCATTTAGACGCTTTTATAATTTCTCTATCCAATTCTCTTTCTAGGAACGGATTAGTATTTAAATGTTCTTGCAAAGCTTCCTCCCATTGTTTTACTTTTCCAGCTGTATATTGTTTAGAGGGACCTTCTGCAAGTATATCTTTTGTTTTCCAATCACGAATGCCGCGCTCGTAGTACCGTTGCTTACTTTGAGCCTCATATTCTTCTTCATCATATGGGATAGGCTCGTCTGTTTCGTCACCTTCGAAATACGAATATAAAAAATGGTGGCAATTTGGATGAAACAAGCCATCGTTTTCCGCTTCTTGTAATGTTTTATATTCATTGCTTTCGTAGTTAACTGATAGCACTTCTCCTTGCCAAGGAGCACAACGCGGACAACTTCTCACGTGAGCTGACACTTGAACTAATTCGTGCTCATATCTTCCAAGAACGCGTTTCATGGCATTTAAACCAACATTAAAAAAAGCACCTCTTGAAGCCATTTCCATGTAAGCTCCTGGTCGATACTTTCTTCCAGACTGATCTATAACATTTCTTATCCCATCACCTAAAACATTAATAAGTGATGTTGCGATAGCATATTTTAAAACTCCATTGCTATCTTTTGTTTCCTTAACCACTTGTTTGTATTTGGAGGGCGCGATTTTTTGCCAATAATTAGCCATATCTTCCGAAATTTGGATAAGCGCATCACTTTCAGATAAATAGTCGTCATTTTGTATATCAACCTCTTTCTTAGTTTGATATCTGGCTTCCATTTCGTCCTCGTATTCATTCACGCAATCGAGATAAACACTATAAGTTAGTTTATCTATTTTATCCCTAGTTCCATCTTTAAAACGGCTAATATGTGCTTTCAGTTCCCTTTTGAACTTTATTAAACGTGACTGCTGAATGAATTTCCATTTTGTTGGGTTTTTAGCACCATACATAACGTGTTTTTTTATCAACAGAAGTAACTCTATTTCAGCATTATTAAAGTGATTTCGTAAGATAGATGCTTCTTTTTCGAAATCCACTGGTGCATGGTGATGGCTCATCTAATCACCCGCCTTTCGTTTCCATTCCCCCAATTGCTTCCGGGTCAGGAACCTCTCCGATTGCGTTTTCTAAATAGATGCGTTTTACTTCCGCTTGAATTTCTTCATCTTCCCACTTAGGGTGAATTAGTTTCACCTTTTCTTCTACACTCATAGCTAATGCACTGTTCATATTATTTAATGTGCTAGATAATTCATTCAGATTAACAGACATTGGATCTGGAAACTCAATTATTACCCTGATTTCATCACGCATTATTGCTTTTTCTTTATTGTTTGTTCCGCCAGTTAACAAATATAGGAAGTCCCAAAGCATCTGTTCGTAAACATTTTGAATAAGGCGTTTTTTCTTCTCAATTTTACGCACTGTCGCGTCTTGTAAACTCCAAATTTCGGTCGCCTTAACTTCTCTATTACCTAGATTAAAAGTAGCGGGATTATAACCAGATTTCGAAACAGCTTTCTGAGCAAAATATTCCATCGTTTCGCGATAACTACCGTCTCGGAAGTCTCCTTGCATGAATTGAATCATGTCGTTTAATTTCGCACCAGCATCTAATGTTCCTTTGAATTGCATAAAGTAATCTTCATCTACATTCATGGACCATTCTTCTTTATCTGTGTTCTTATTAACTTTTTTTCTAAACATTCGTTCACTAGCCGCTATTTTTGTTTTTGTTTTCTCTCCTTCACGCATATAAACAGTGAAAAAGTAATCTACTGCAAATAAATAATTAGTACATTGCGATAAGTCCGATTCCCCAAGATTAAGATGCGGGTATCTTGTGTTGCTTGGACTATTATTTATTAGATATGCGCCCATGCTTTTTAAACCAATTGATACAGAATGATTCAATTGAATATTATTCGTATCTAGATAGCTTGTAATCATTTCCGGGAGCCTCTCAGCATTGATAGGAACAGCTTTATCATTATCTATTTTAATGACAGAATATGTTACAAATCCGCCAGATAATGTATTACTTTCTTTGTCTTCCCATTGTTTTATTTCTCGACTTTCAACTAAATAATATATATCCGCTTTATTACTCGTCGGTATTTCCTCAAAAAAATTAAACCGAAATGGCTCATTGTTTTTAAAATCTATCCAAAATTGGCTAGAGCTATGAACGCTAATAGATGGTCGCCCATTTAAAATGTTGATCTTTACAGCGGATACTCCGCTCCCTCCTGCTAATTCAACAATTTTCACGCTCTTACTATCAAAATTATCAATCCGTAATGCTTCTTTCAGTTGCTTAGTTAAATTTTCATCTTTACTGCCATCTGCCCCCGTAACATCAATTGTCAAAGGTTTTCCAGCAATATACTCAGCAGCTACAACAACTATCTCGTTGCCTGTCCCAGAATTCATTAACTTATCATGCACGGTAGGCACATAACCTTGAGCCCATAATGATGTTAAATAAGAGTCCTTGCTCCACTCCTTTTGATTATTTGGAATGAGCGGCAGATATTTTGGTATTAACTCCGGTTCGCTGCCATTAGGTTTTCCATTTAGCCAACCTTTAATAAAACGTGTCATTACACTCCAAACACCCATTTAATCACTCCTTTCTATATATCTTCATAATTCCTATAAAAGTAGTTTGTAGCATATCTGCTCGTGTCCATCGCATGGTTATTCTTATCAACTGGCTTTCCACTGTTCTCGTCGCGTACATACATACCAATTTCTTGTAGCCAACTGTAATGGTCATATTGATCGTTAAGTTGTTCAACAAGCAAATAACGCCTTTCGCTTAATAGCGACTGCATCCGCTCAATTCCAACCTCTATACCTTGCGCTTTACCTGTCACATCATGAGCATTGTTGTCTGCTCCTGCTGTATCAACACCAACCTTTTCCAGTTCTTCACGTAGCCAGCGACAGGCAGGGTCAATAAAAACAGGCTCATTTACTGGTACTTCATACTCTTTCATACACCATTGAATAAATTGTTTTATCTCAATGGCATAAGTTGAACCAGCTTTTACTTCTCCTGTATCCCTACCGCTATGATAATAGGATGCAACTTGGTTCAGCTTGTATTTATAACCGCCATCAGCTTCATGCTCGGTAATTACATAGCATTCGCAAACAGTCGCATCTTGTTGACCGCCATCGCCAAAAAAGACCATTTCGATTGAACGGCCTTGTAATTTTTTTATTTGATTCGCTTCAACGTCAAACGTTTCATAAATGATGCCTGCTGGTAAAACTCTTTTCCCATACCAATCACGTTGCAACAAATACGCTGAATGTTTGACCTCGTTATATATTTCTTGCTTGCGTTCGTCTGAAAGAGCCGGATTGTCTTTAGCGGTCCAATGCCTCCATTTATAACGCCCAGACTTCTCATACTGCGAAAAGATTTCTAACACTGGATGATTGGGTGCCGGTGGATTTAATTCTGCTAAATGAAATCTATTCTTTGCTGCAAAAGTTCGTCGAAAGCATTCTTCGATAAAATCTTTATGGAGTAAATTAATTTCTAAAAATGTAACGGTTCCCAGTGACATACCAGTAATAGCGCCAACACTATTGATCTTCCCGCCGCCTTTATAGTAAATTTTCTTTGGACCATTCGGAGAATGTATAAGAAGATGATCGCCATGTTCATCATGTTTCATTTCTGCAAGATTACCAAATATGTGCATCAATCCAAAGCCGTCACCGTCCATAAACAGTCGAAAAGCTTGTTCTTGATTGTAAGCAGTGACTAAATGATTCTGGTCTTCTGAAATAGAATAGATATAAGCCATTTTAAAGATGTCTGCTGTGGTTTTTCCTGATCGAGGAGTTCCCTCGTTGACTTCAAGAGTTACATTTTGAAAAGGGAATGTAATAGTTTCCTGTTGTTTTTGCGTAAATACTAGCTCATCAATTTTACTCAAGGTCTCCGTTTCCTCCTTTGGCAACATCTAATAGTTTATTAAGCAATGTAGTATCTTTTTCAGCGCCTTTAATAAGAGCTGTGCGGGCCTGTATATTATCTGTTGATGCAATAATTTGATTAAGCTTAGCCTTGCGTTCATCATGCTCATCAGCAATCGCAATAAATTGCTTAATCAACCCACTTAGTGTAGACATCGCACGACTTTGTGCATTTAAAAAATTCGCCTGTTTGTCCCAAGCGAATTGATACTCATATTTATCAGAACCACTATCTCCGAACCCCGCTTGTGTCTGGACTCTCGTTTCATCCTCAGCGTTTTCCACCCACATAATTTTCTGTGCTCGAATAATAGCAGCGTATTGTATTTGTATCTGATTCCAAATAAGATCGGGTGCGCTCATTTCTTTCATGCTATTCATGATTTCAAGCGTTTCATCTGGCATGTACTTAGAATATAAGCCGTGTTTTAGCGCATTCTGGTTATTCTTAGGAGCTGCGCCACCTTTGTTGCCAACTGCATGTTTATTGCCGTTAGATGCCCCTCCTCGTTCTTTTGTGTGCACACCTTTTAATTCGGGTGCACCCCTATCACGATACCAGCCATGCCTTTTTTTCCACGACTTAACAGTGTTCAAAGTAACATTATATTTTTCTGCGATATCTTTGTATTTCATTCCTGCATTATAATCTTGTTCAGCTAATTTATACTTTTCCATGCTGCATCAACCCCACCTCGCTCCCATGTGTTTGTATCGTTAATTAATTATTATCCTTAATTGTGCCTACGATGATGCTTAACGCTTCTAAATAATCACTCTTAGCTTGTTCAAAAGTCTTACCATTTAGCATAGCTAACCGCTCTATTTTCATGTAATGAATCTGGGCTAATGCAAAACTTTGTTCTTGTTCTGAACCAGCAATATTTATTTTGAATTCCGGCTCTTTTCCTTTTACCTCAGTTATCCCCGCTTTTATAATGTCTCTCATGTAATTAACTCCTTCTTCGTTTTTTATTATATACTCGGCAAGGATTTGCACCTTGCATGAACTAATTAATTTGTTTTACAGGAGTTTTAAGCTAAGACATACGTTTCTTAGCCACATTAGTTCTATCCTGTGCTTCGTCTACCTATTCCGCCACGAGTATGCGAGAAGTGGAGCGCAGACTCAATATATGATTTATTTTTGTAATCATCTTCACTTCTCATATATAGGTGGCAGGTGTGCGGCAAAAATAACTAAATCGCCATGCAAAACAGACTACCGTCGATCTGTTGTTGTATTTTTTCTTCTCCGCGATGTAGATATGACCTTACAGAACGAACGCTTATTTCCATCTCGTCGCTAATTTGTGAATACGATAAATTTTTTTCATGTTTTAACAAAAATACTTTTTTCTCTTGTGTTGACATCGTACTCATAGCGTCTTCCATTCGAATTTTGTCCCATTCTGAAATTTTCGGCTCGTCGTCTTCAAAATCATACGCAAGCCCATGCTCATATACGAACCACTGACGCATAGTTTCGACATCAGTAACACATAACTCCCTTTGTAAATTAGAACGTCTGTGAATCGCTCTCCGCGGCTCTGGTTCGTGCCCTAGTTCCATCCAGTCAATCGAATATTCTAAACTATCAATAATGCTGTTTAGTTTTGATATGACTGTTTTCTCTGGCACCTCTTGAATATTTCTTTTTTTTCCTGCAAACAATGGAGGTCGTTTTTTAGCGTCGATTTTAGTTTGCAGATTAGCTTTTAAATCTTTCGTTTCTTGCAAAGCTCCTCTGTACTCATTAATTAATTCTTGCATTCTTGTCACTCTCCCCAATGATTAATAAAAAAAGGACGTCACAACAGATTTAAACTGTTCATGACGCCCTTCGATTTTTTCGACCAGACTTATTTATTCAATTTTATTGTTTGTACGCTTTCGGCAGTGGTAGGTTTGCCATGGCTCCATGTGATAGTAGTTTTTCCGAAGCCATTTTCTGGTGGTTTTGTGATTAACTTTTCTTCGCCGTTTATGCGAGTGTAAACGCCATCTTCTTTTTTCATAAAGTCGCCCCCGTCCAACAATTTAAAACAAATTCCCCTTTTAGTCATTCCAGAATTCTTTACTTTTGTGATAAATCCCTGTGTTAAATCTGCGATGATATTCTTCTTTGTTTCTTTGTGTGAAATTAAATATTGTCGATCTAGCTATTTTAAAATAATCCGCAATCGCGTCTCCCGGTACGCCTGCGTGTCTTATTTCAACGAATTCAGCTACTGTAATGTCGTTCCATTGTTTGTTCCCAATAAACCTTTTTATCGTTTTATTCCAAAAGTTTTTCTTCTTTTCCTCTGTGTTCCTGTTCATCAATTGATTTAGCTCACGTTGTAGCTCTTTTAGCTCGTTATGAGGTAAATCATTATTTGTAATATAACTAATAATCTCCCGCTGCCTAGCCTTGTTCTATGTTACTTCCATTACCGCCATCTCTCACACCTCCATGAATTGTTTGCCTTTTAGTTTCAAACATTTAATTGATTGCATATACCGCATTTCGAAAAGTTTTTGCTTGATTCGAAACTCTTTTGTTAACATGCCTTTGATGTCGATTAATTCCTCATGTCCATCGCTGTATCGAACGAGAAAATCAGCTTTATATTTAATCGCTCGATACAGTTTTCCGTTTTTTCTAAACGAGTCTTGTAATGTGAATTCTGGTTGTAAATCGAAACTGGTTACTTCACCAGTCAATTTTAATAGTTTCAATTGCTGATAATACGCTGCTTCTGCTTTGCTATCGAACTTTATATTGTCAATAACTACTTTCTTCGCATTATATTTACTTCGCGTACTCGTTCGCCTCGTTAATGACGAACGCGGTATACTTTGCCTCAATTTCTTCGTCCCCCATTTGTTCGATTTCGCTAATTTGGTAGTTTGTAACTTCTGCAATCGCATTAGCCATTTGGCGGATGCTCATTGATCTATTTCTCAACTTTTTTATTGCAGTTTCTGCTGTCATTTTTATTCACCCTCTCGCTCAAAATGGCAAATCGTCATCTGAAATATCAATCGGCTTGCCTTCGTTTGCAAATGAATCACTATTCTGGCTCGAACTAGCTCGATATGAGCCGTTTTTATTGTTATTTGAATAATTAGCTTCGTTTTGATTATTATTCGGTGTAGAGCCTTCTACAGCGTTCAGCTTAGGTTCCAAAAATTGAACACTCTCGGCCACTATTTCCGTCACATAAACGCGCTTACCGTCGTTCCCCTCATAGTTACGAGTTTGAACGCGACCGTCAACGCCTGCCATACTTCCTTTTTTCAAGAAATTAGCAACGTTTTCTGCTGGTTTACGCCAAACTACACAATTAATAAAATCAGCTTCTCGTTCTCCTTGTTGGTTAGTGAAAGTACGATTTACAGCAAGTGTAAAAGTCGCAACTGCTGCACCAGCTGGGGTATAACGTAAATCAGGGTCTTTAGTTAAGCGTCCTACTAGTATGACACGATTCATCATTTATTTTTCCTCCTCCCCGTCCTCCAAGTATTCTCCTTCTTCAAAAACATAGCTTGCAAAATTTTTATCATCTTCATCGCAAGTTCCGAGAAAGCCATCTACATCGTAATATCTGGATTTAGCCAAAACAGCATAACGTATTGGAACAAGTTCTACACATCTCTCGTGAAACCATCCATGGGGATCTACGTTAATTATGTCATCATATTCACTAAAAGCTTCTTCACATACGCCACATCTTACTAATTTAGTCATTATTCCAAACTCCTCCCGCACATTGGACAGTATTTTATATGGATTTCTGTGTAAAATCTGGGATAACCTTCCTCTTCTTCAACTGCTAAACAATGCACAGAATCCCCTAAAAAGTTAGTACAACTTTCCAGTTTCACATGTGCATAATCGCCTACGCACTCAAGTTCTAGCGTTGTGTTATCACTAGTACAATACTCACACATCATTCCGCCACCTCCTCAATAAAAGACGGAATTTCTTCGGAGATAACAATTCTCCTATCATCTTCCAACTTGATAATATAGTTTCCTGTGCTTTCCGTGATTGGATTAGGCAGTATATATTCAATGCTGATTACATTTACATTCATTTCTCCGTTATACCATTCATCACTATGTTGTCCGCCTGCTGGAGGTCTACCTATTGAAAATCTCGTATTATCGTAAGGCAATCCACTGCGCCAACTTAGGATGTTTCTCGGTTTAAATGTCGTCATTCCATCACCTCTTCTAATATTTCTTCTGGGGTATCACAACCATTAATTAGCGTCTCTCTACCGAACCTATCATCAAAAGTACAGAAGATTTTTCCAAAGACATCATCAACTTTATACAAACGCTCTAAAGCGTTCGGAACGTTGTAATATGAACTGTTATCTTCCCAGAGTTCATTGTTTAAAATGATATATTTATCACCTACGACATTTCCGCCTATTAGAAGTATTTTTCTTATAACTTCCGTATTTTCCGCTTTTGTATAGCTTTGAATGCCTTCCACAAGCGCTTCATAATCATAACTGTATAAATCAATACTCACTCCCATTTATTCCGCCACCTCTTTCTCGATAGACCAACCAGAGTCAATATTATTTACTAACCAGTCGTCATAAGCCTCTGTAATCTCTTTTTCTAATTGTTCAAGTGTTAATATATCGAACTCAATATTCAAGTCCGTTTTCAAAAGAAATGTTTCTGTTTCAAGTGATCCGTGCATACCAGTAGAAACGTAGAATCTTACTTTTTTATCGTTCATTCCGCCACCCAACGTTCTTTATAGACATCATCTACTTTTTCTAATTGACCCGAATACACTAAAATGACTTTTATCCAATCAAGACTATTCCAAATTTCCTCTGGTCTACTCGTGTCGTCATGAGGATGTATTCTTTCACTCATTTCTTCTATTGCTTCATAATAATCAAAACTTTTAACATATGGTCTATCATCTCTAGGACCTGAAAGTAAATCACGTTGTTTAGGACTATAAATGTAATCAATACTTACTTCGCAGCAACAGCCTGCTGTCCAAACGCTAGTCCCCTTATCATCAAAGTTATCCGTCATCGTAACAACTGGTAAATCAGGGTTTTCGATAATTAAATCTGCCAATTTTTTCATTTCTTCTTTTTGTCGTTCATTTACTCGTTTCATTCCGCCACCTCCAACAAATCCGGATTTTCGTGTATGTTGCCGTAAATCTCAATCTCTCTCATGCTTCACCCTCCACTTCCTCAACAGGTTCCTTAAGTAACCAGTATGCTTCACCTTTATTCATTGCTTTAATCTCTGATTCTGTGAATTGTGTTTTATACTCACTTGCTTCATCATTACTACCTACAAGTTTCTGATTATCATAATGAACATTTAGATAACCAGTTGCGTGGTCAATAAGTTGTACATAATAAAGCGGTTCTTTCTCGACTTCGTAGCCGTCCATCCACGCGCGGGCGAGTAGTTCTTGATTATCAGCTGATGAAATTAACCATCCGTACATTTCATCAGGCATACCTGCATTGCCATAATCTAACAAACAAGCTAAATCGTATTCTCTTTGTTCACAGTGATTTATCCAGTCATCGGCAAATCGCGGAACTACTACCAGTTCTGGTTCCTTTTCTTTTGCAATAAAACAATCTTTAGTAGCTATTATCTTGTCCTTAGAAACTTTCACTAAAGAGTTGCCTGTTCCAAACTCTTTACCGTTGTACCAACCACTTAACAATTCATTGCCTACAATTACGTGTACGTTTTCGCCTTCCTTAAATCTCATGCTCTCACTCCTTCATAAATACCAACCAATGCGTTTTCGCTCTCTTATTGCCAAAAAGCGGCTCGTGATCAATTACTTTTAATATTTCACTTAGTTTTATTTGCTCTTCATTCCATTTGAAAATTAATGTTCCGTTTGACTTTAAAACTCGCATACATTCGCTAAATCCTTTTGCAATATCTTCTTGCCAAGTCTTTGGTTCTAATTTTCCATACTTCTTGGCCAACCATGATTTATCGCCTGCTTTGAGCAAATGCGGTGGATCAAAAACTACTAAGTGAAATGTATTAGTATCGAATGGCATACTCCTAAAATCTGCTACTACATCAGGCTTTACGACTAATTTCCTGCCATCGCACAATTCAGTTTCAAGCTCTCTATTGTCCATAAACGTAACGTTTTTATTTGTGCGGTTAAACCAGAACATTCTGCTACCGCAACAAGCGTCTAATATTTTCACGTCTGCACCTCGTCCCTCTCTGCTAACTTCGCTTTAATTTCCGCTACTTTCTTTTCTAAATCTCCGCTTGATTCTGATTCTGTTTTTTTATTCTCTGGCTGCTTCTCTGTTTTATCAAGCCAGTCAGGCAATACTTCTTGTTTCTGATTCTTGTTGTATTTGCCGTAAGTGGGCTTATTATACTTCTGTTCATTTTGTTTTCGCCTTTCCTCTTCCGCTGCATTCACATCAGCAACCGTTTTAAATCCTCTTTCTTCCCAGTTTCTAAGAATTTTATTAACGTATGCATAATTACGTTTGTTAGCTCCTTGTTCGGAAGTAACTTCCAATGCCTTAAAAACTATTTCTCGATTACCAGAAAAATCATCTACCCATGCAAGTAGTTTTTCTTGCTCAGTCGGTAGCATCATTCCGAATCCATTTTGTTCCCAAAAATCCTTGAAATTTAAATCGCTGTTGTTAATGTTGTTGTTATCTTTATTACATTCTTTAGTTCTTACATTCTTGTTAGTTGTTAGCTGTTTGTTAGCTGTTTGTGAGTCGTTTGTTAGCTGTTTGTTAGTAACTGTGTTAGTTTTGTTTTCTAACTCTTGATAAACTCCCCAATTAACTACGTTTATAAGGGTGCTAACCTTCGTTGATTCCTTTGTTAGAAATCCGTAATTTTCAAATCTTTTTAACGCTGTTCTGACATTTTGCGATGAGATACCTTTTCCGCATTCTTCTGTAATTGATTTGATACTTGTGACGAATTCACCCGGTTTTGCTTTGAAAGGTTTCCCTCTCCATTCCCACTCATTTTCCTTGTGATTTGCCATCATTAACAAAGTCACAAGGATGGTTTTTTGCTCAGGTGTAGAGCTTTTCCAAATTGGCTTTTCTTTTAAATCCCTATGCAGTTTAATCCACCCAAGTGACATAGCTTATTGCCTCCTACTCAACTTGTTTTTGCGCTTCTATCTCTGTTTCTAATCTCTTGATTAGTGCCGAAGCTTCACTTTTACTCATTGATTTAGTATCAGTCACTTTATAGCTCTCTAAAACAAATTTAGCATCATGTCCGAATGGTTCCCCGACAACTTTAGCCTTTGCAAATATAGCCTTTCTCTGTGCATCTGACGCTAAATGATTGTTTTGCGTTTGCTGTTTAGCTTGATTTTTATTACTTGGCTTTGTATTTCCACTTGCGCTGTTACCGTCGTCATCTTCATCACTTGCAATCCCAAAAGCGGCGGATAGTGTGTATCTGCGTGCGTATGTCAGAGCGCTTCCGGCTCCTTGTGCTGTGTTTTTATCAAGAGGCAACATAAACGGGTCGAACTCAACAAATTCACCACTAGCGTGCATTAAAATCGTTTTTACACCCACTTTATTTTCTTCCGTTAACGGAATTTGGATATAAGATAATCCTAATTTGGGAGCGTGTTTTTTTACTGCGCTAATTACGCTCTCTAAAGGTACATATTTGCTTTTAAAAAATGGATTATCCGCTGATTTAGCTGGTTGTTCGGCTTGCTCTTGAAATTTAGATAATGCTTTACTTATCTCAATAATTGACTCGCTCGTTTTCATATTCCTACCTCACTCTCAATGATTCAGTTTGTACTAACTCAGCCCCTGGTACTTCTCTGCCCTCTTTCAGAGCGCTTGTAATAGCTTTTTTATCCAATTTTTTGGGTTGTTCGACTAAAAACATGAATAACTTTTCTTCGTCCTCTAAACGCAAGCTAGGAGGGTTCTTTTGAATGCTGATTGTAAATAAGGGGCTTTTAATTTTACGGATATCCACTTTTAACATTTCGCTTTCTAAATACTCTTTCATATTTTTTGCTTTTGCTTCTAGCGCTTTTTTTCGCTTCGTTAATCTCTCTGCTTCCTTAGCCAATCCGTCAGCCTCTGCATCCATGCTTTTTACCATCTTTATAATGTTTTCAGCCTTTTCTTTTATTGGTTCTCTAATGCTGTCTAACGTATCTTGTAGTGTTTCTGTGTCCAAGTCCTCTGCCATTTCTAAAACTTGGTTATATGCTTGAGTCAATTCGTATAATTTCATGCCTTTATTCCTTCTCTCTGCTCGATTTTTTTAGCTAGCTTTTCATGTATATCAATTAATTCATCAAATAGTTTAGATCCTTCTAAGTTAGTTGATTGCTTCTTTAGTAAGTTATAAAGCGGTGTTAATTCATCTTCATAATCATGTATCACGACTTTAAAGCCGTAATGGATCGTTTTAAAATTATCCATGTTATCCCTCCATTGATTAAATTTTGGATTTAAGGTATAATTTCATTAAGGTAATATCTCAAATCCCGGACTCACACTGCTATGTGGGTCTTTTTTATTCTTCGTTTTCCGCCTCTTCTTCATTAGTACGCTCTAATTCCTCTAAATATTCGTTATGCCAAATTTGGCTTATCCTTTCAAAACTGGACCAACAAGCATCAACAACCATCGGATTTTCAACCACGTTTATCACTTCCTCTCAGCCAGTAGCCTGTTATCATTGACATTAGCGACACGAAAAACAATATAATAAATAAATCCATCAGCGCGTGACCTCCTCATAGCCTTTAAGCTTCAGCTCTTCGATATAGTCTGTCATTTTTTCGCAACCTGTTTCGTTTAACGGGATTTTCTGCTGAAATGCCGGATTAGCAATCATTTTTGTTTTACTATTTGTATGAATTTCGCTATCTCCGAAGTTTGTTGTCTTTCTGAAAACTCTTTCTGCCATTGTTGTAGCCTCCTAAATTAAAATTAGAATTAAAATCAAATTACATAAGTTTATTAACGCTAATGCCGCCGCTATTATGACTAAGATGCTGAATAACATTTGACCTTTCATAGTGTGCGCCTCGGTATAATAATTTCGCGTAAATGTCCATTTACAAGCTCTTTAGTGACTTCAAATTTTTGATTAAATTTATCTGCTCTTTTTTTTCGTTCTTTTTGGTCCATATTTTCAAATCGGCCTTTAACGATATTATTTAATTCCGCGAAATTAATATTTTTTGATTCATAACCCTCGTAGTTAGCTGATACAAGTACTTTGTTCATTTTTCACAACTCCTTACTAATCCAGATTTTTGATAATATTGATCACGTTTGTTCAAAACTTGTTGTAAGTCTATGTTGAAAGTTCTTGCAATACTTGCGTTCAGTGTTAGAGCAGATGCAATAACATCCGTTATTTCTGAAATAGCTTGTTTCGCGGCTTCTCGTTGTAGCATGTCACCTTTTCTTAAATTGAATGTCATCGTCTCTAAGCCGTTTTTTAGCGTGTTTATCGCTTCCGCCACTTCTAATTCAAAGCGGTTAGTTAAAGAAGCGTGGTGGCTGTCTAAGCCGTCGAAAAGCGGTGGTATCATTCCATTACTAAATTCATGCGCAAACATAAAAGTGCTTTCTGGTTCGTTGTAGCTATCAATTAACTGTTCCGCTTGTTCAAGCGAAACCGTTCGTTTCCCTTTCGTTTGATTGCTTATCAGTGCTGGCGTTACATAACTGTCTATTGCTAGCTCTTTTTGTGTGCGAGTTTCTGCTAAAACTTGCATCGCATGACTTGCTGTTACTGATTTTTGAAACACAATATCTCAATCCCTCTTTTGTTTATTTTTTTGCGACTAATTAACAACTTATCGTTATATACTATTGTTAGTCGCTCCCCAGTGACTAAGTTGTCTGTAAGCGTCGTGTGGTAGCGGCGCTTAAATTGTTTTTAATGATTGTTCTAAGAACTTATTTACAAAGTAAAGTTGTCCTTTGCCTGTAACTTTTGCTGTAATTGCTGTTTGCGCTCCGCTTGACCTTATAATCGCTGTTTCTTTAATCTTAAACAGTCCCAGTTCCATACTTTTTTGCGTAGGCCGATTGTAATCCGTGCCTTTTCTCGAAATGAGATATCCTCTTTGGCGCATCCATTCAAATAGTCTTTTCTCCCCAATATCGATGCCGTTTTGTTGGATTAGCTTAGCTAAATCTCTTATTAAAATGGTTCCTCTTGCATCGCTTACAGCTTCCGCAAACATCACTTTCGGCTTTTGTATTTCTAACCTTTGTTCCGCTTCTATCCGCTTCGTTTTTTCTTCTTTTAAATTTGTCGCTAGTTTGATTAGAAAATCAGGGTCAGTGATTGCTTTTTCGATTGTGTCATTTGTCATGTAAGCTCCATGCTTACGAACAGATGGCAATACTTCCGAAGTAACCCAGTCTTGAAATCTTTCAGCAGATTCTAGTTTTGATTTAAAAATCAACTGATATAGACCCGCTTCATTTATAGCGGTTAAATTCTGGCTTCCTCCAAGGGAGTCGTGTTTCACGACCCCCTTGTTTTTAAGGAAAACATGGCGTTTTAATGCATCGCGGCTATTTGAATATCCCAATACTTTTGCCACGTCTTTGCCGATAAAATGAGGCTCGTTTTCAATAAATACTGTTCTTACTTCATTTCCTTCAAAGTTGAAGATTTGTAAATTTGACATTTTGTTCTCCTTTCTGTTCACCCCTTCACAATGCTATAGTTTTTGTGAAAGGAGGTGATATTTATGCAAAGAAATCATGTTTCCTCTAGTAGAATCAGAAGCGTTGGCTGGGAAAATGATATTTTAGAAATCGAATTTAATGACGGCTCTATCTATCACTATCACAATGTTTCTCAATCAGAGTATTTAAGTTTTATTCATTCTGGTTCACTAGGAACTGCTTTGTCTCAATTGGATAAAGTTCATAGTTATAACAGAGTTAATTAATCATTGCTTCGTGTCGGTTGTATCAGAACTGACACGGAGTGGTTCAAACGCTAAATCCTCAACAATTCTCACTCCATCTACAGTAATTACTACTCTTGTGTATGGATTAAATGATATTTCTAACTCCTTGATTATTTCGTTTCCGGCTTTTTTAATGTTGTCATTCATTTTTCTTCCTCCTTTAATCGTTTTAAAAGAGCCTCTACTTCTAAACCATCTACATCTATTCTTTCTGGATAGCATTCAATAATTAACTTTGGTCGTTTACCGCCTAGTATTTCTAAATGAACACCTGTTACAAATCGTCCTACTTTCCAGTCACCAAGTTGAATGGCATTATATGCAGACCCATCTTCTCTTTGACTAGTTTTGATTGACAAAGTTAACTCTTCGTTACTCATGTTCTAGCCTCCTATTTTCTTTTGCCCAAATCGCCGTTAGTTTTTTCCGATAATCTATTAACTAATGAATTAATTTCTGAATAAAGTTCCGGCAAAATACTTAAATCGCTAAAATCTTCGCCAGTTATACTTAATTCAATGGTGAGTACTGACTCTTTTCTATTTCTCTTAGTTAGGAAAGAGTTTGTAAATGCAATTTTTTTCATTTTCTAGCCTCCTATTTTTGGTTACTCTCCAATCTGCTATAATTAGTTTGATTGGAGGTGATTATTTTGGATTACGAAAAAGCAAATCTTTCTTTGGAATTAATTAAAGCAATGTTAGAACATAATGCTCGAATTAATAACACAATCGGTCAAACTTCTATCGGGAGCACAGAAGTTTCTGCTGAAAAAGTTGCCAAAGACTTTTTACATTTGTACGAAGCTCTACCAAAATGATTTATTTTAGGATTTCTGCTATGGCTGCAACCATGGCAGAATCTCCAATTTTAATATGTTTTTCCAGATTACTTACGCCAATGTCTATAGCCCTTTTCTTTAATTCTCTGATTTCTTTTTCAACTTTTAAAGCTTCATTTTTTTCATCAACAGTCATTTTCTAGCCTCCTTTATTAGTTTGCGATTAACTCATTCGCTTTGCGCTCCCAGTATCTATTAATAGCAGCTTCTTGTTTTTCCTGGTTTTCCTCACGCCATTTCCTGCTATATTCTCTTACATGTTCTCTGTTCTTATCTCTCCACTGTTGTTGGTATACTCTCCGTGCTTCCTTTGCTTTTTCGCTTAACATGGTTTAGCCTCCCATTTTGGTTACTCTCCAATCTGCTATAATTAGTTTGATTGGAGGTGATAATATGAATAAGTATCTTTTTATTGTTGATTCAGAAAATAGCGTTGATTCTGTGCGCTCTCTGGTGGAGTCGCTTAATGATTCAAAATGGGTTCATATCTCTTACAATGTCTTTGCGAACATGAGCGAGCTGTCCCCTAGTGAAATTTTGTCTTCATTTAATTTAGATGATGGTGTGCAAATCCTTGTTGTTGAATTTAATTCTTTTGATATGAGTTGGCGAAACGAAGTTAAAGAACAATTAATTGAGTTAGGTTATTAAATATTTGATTTAAATATTTCAGCCTGTTCTCTATAGCCAATTGGAATAGATTTCTCGGGGACTGGAGTAATATAAATTTCTACTACTGCTGGTCCCTCTATTCCATCAGCATGCCAACCATCAATGTTCATAGTCATTTTATTTGCCACGATATGAGTTTTCTTAGTCAGGCTTTCGTTTGAACTCAAGCCCCCCACAATTTCTGCTTTTTTCCTCATGTTTTAGCCTCCTACTTTGGTTAGTTGTTTATGTGTCGATTCGCGTAGTTTTTCATCAAAAAAAATGGTCCAGTCAAAATCTAAAACAGACGCGATACGTATAGCTTTTGAAACTGAAGGATTTCTTCTTCCTTGCTCAATGGAAGCGTACGTTGTTCGCTCAATGCCTGCTTTCTTAGCTACTTCTTCTTGAGTGTAGGCTTTTTGCTCTCGTAATTCTTTGAGCCACGATTTCATTTATATCACCTCTTTCAATGTGTCATATTGCGTACTTTTATATTACTACGCATTTTGACACATGTCAACACCTAAATACTCTTTTTGACACATTTTTTTATAATTGTTTTTACTACGCTTATTGTGTAGTAAAATAAGTTCAGGAGGTGCAACATATGTTCGGAGAAAACTTAATGAAACTCAGGAAAGCGAATAACCTTACGCAAGAAGAACTAGCTAAGAAACTAGGTGTAGCGAGAACAACTTATTCTTCTTATGAACAAAATAGAAGAATGCCTGATATAGACGTACAAAATAAAATAGCAGATCTGTTTGAAGTATCTTTAGATTATTTACATGGGAGAACAGATAAGAAAAATTATTGGGAACTTACCGGAAAAGATGAACGTAGCATTCAAAGGGATTTACAAAAAATGATAGATGATCTTTCTAACTCCGATGCTTTTGCTTATTCTAAAGAGGATGGAGAAATGGATGAAAACACAAGACAACTTTTAATAATGTCACTTGAAAACTCCCTTCGAATAGCAAAAGAAGAATCTAAGAAGCGATTTACTCCTAAAAAATATCGAAATTAAATTAGGTGGGATAATATGGAGATGAGTGAATATATACAACAACAGATAAAAAAACTTGTTAACATTCACGAAACAAGAAATCCCTTTATCATTGCAAAAGAAAAGCGAATTCTTGTTTTAAAGGAAGACTTAGGAGAAGTTTATGGTTATTATAATAGAGTGAATAGAATTAAGATGATCCACTTGAATGATTTCTTCCCGGAAAAAAGGCAATTATTTACTTGTGCGCATGAATTATGCCACGCATTAATCCATCCAAACGAAAATACACCTCAGCTTTCAAAACAAACTATTATTTCTGAATGGAAGGTTGAAAAAGAAGCGAACTTTTTTGCTACACAATTATTAATTGACGGGAGTCACTTAGAAAACGGTATTGATACGAAAGATAAGATCATCAATTACTATGGATTGCCAGAGGAAATGAGAAAATATTTATAAAGGGAGAACGAGAGAATGACTATACCAAAAAAGGTAGTATATATTGTTGGATCGCTTATTTTAGTTTTAATTATAGCTGGCGCATCTTTTTTTATTTATAATCAGGTGCAAATAAAGAAAGAGCATGATGCGAAAATAGCTGCCGCTAAGAAAGAAAAAGAGGATAAACAAAAAAAGAAAATAATATTTAAAGATACTATTAAATCATTTAAGGATGACTCTACTTCTCTTGCTTCTGATGCGGAAACAATTGGAAATAAATACTATAATGTATGGAGTGACACAATCTATAATGAAAGTGTCAAAATAGATGGTAAAACCTACACAGATTTCAACAAAGCTCTACAGGCGCAAAATACAAAAAATATATTTGATGGCACTGAATCTAATTTAGAAACTAGCATAGATACAGTGAAAGACGAATATAATGATCTTAAAAATAATGTGACATCAGAAACCGAAAGCGAGTTTAATGAAGTAGATTCTTACTATAAATCACTTATGAAGTTTGTTAATTTAGCCAAAGAACCTTCTGGGAATTTTAATACCTTCTCAGATAATTACAATGATGCTAAAACTAATTATATAGAGCAAATGAACAATTTAGGATATGGGGAATAAAGGAGATACAATATGTCTATTATAAAAAAATGGTGGTTTTGGTTAATTTGTTTATTGATTATTATCGGAATTGGATTTACAGTATGGTACACACAGGTTTATACATCTGAATGGGGTAAGGGATTATCAAAAGAAGAAAAAGCAGTTTTTGAATACGCTAAAGAAACAAGTAACAAATCTTTTGATATATCATCGATCGATAATAAAGAGCTAGACAAACTATATTCCTTATTAATGGATAGTGGAACATACAATAAAACTATAATATTAGATCAAAATAATCTAAAAAAATACTCTAACAAAGCATATGACCTCGCCAGCAAACTTGCGTACGTTCAAAAAGACTTTGATTTATATAAAAAAGAGCTTAATAAGAAAAGAAATTTAAACTCTAAAGCAAAAGAAATGATGCCTTATGGTTTAAAAAACATATAACTAAAGAAAGCCTCCGGGCTAGGGATGGAGTGGAAAAAATGAAAGAAATGATATATATGGACAGTGAATTCATAAACTCTTTTATTTCACAAGTTTATGATGGTTTGCCTGTGAATTTAGAAAGCGGTTCAAAGGAATCAAACGGAGAACATGCAACTGATCAGTCTGGCGAGAAATCCACAACCAGTACTCAAGGTAGTTTGCTCTTTTTAAAAGGTAAATATAACTATTCGACCGATGAGAACAATCAGCATAGTGTAATGCAGACACAAGAAACTCAAGAAATTATAAGTAAAAAGATGCATGATAATGCTCTTAATGATTTTGAAGAATATTTGGTTACTGAAAAAAAATTAAAAACAACTATTGAAGATGCTAAAAATGGTGAATATGTAAAGCTTACTATACCATTTAGATTTATAGATTATAAATTCCTACGCTCCCTTTACAGTAAAAAAATACTGGATAGTATGTTAATTTTTACTAATCATGATACTAATGAATCTTTGGAATTTCTCGAGAACGAAGCAAAGAACGCCTCTAAAGATCAAAAAAATGAAATAAAACATCAAATTAAGCATTTACGTAAAGAATTGGAAGAAACTAATAAGGGAGCTGAACATGGTTTCAATCTAATGAATGCTATGTTTGATGTAGTAGTTGATGCCCTTCCTACTAACTATTATTTAAAAGAAGAAAACATCCTTATACCACTTAAAGAAAAATACTTTAGAGAGGATATAAGAATGTTATCATTTAAATATAATTTTGATAATCAAGCAAATTTAATTACAATAATAGGTAAGGTTACTGGTAAGTTTGAAAGATTAATTGATGAAAAATATTTTCGTGACCAAGATCTTAATCAATATCCCCAAGCTCTTAACGAAACATTTAAAGAGTTTGTAAAATTAGTAGATTTCATTTCTAATGAAGACTACATTATTTCTCCCGTTGCACTCTACTTTGATGACGACTTAATTTGATATTATCTTCTAATATTTGTTTTCTTAATTTCAAATCTTTTCTTTTTTCATTATGCGAAACATGCGCAGAATGAACACGATCCGAGTTGTAAGAATATCTATTTTTCAAAATTTTAAACATTTTCTACACCTCATTTCATTTATATTATAATTCAAAATTCATCTTATGTATACCATTTTAAAGAAAGCCTCCGGGCTTTTCTTTTTACCTTTCCGCATTTTTCTGCAGTTTTTCTGCTGATTTTTGTTTAATTTCATTAACAAAGTAAGTTATAAGCTTGTTTTTTTGCTTATTTCTCTGCAGATTTTTACCCTCTTTGCTAAGAATTATGCTAAGATATAGTAAATAGATTGAAACAACAATTGAAAATTTTTTTAAAAGGAGGGAGTAAAATGGCAAAGTATGATTTTTCGATAAGATATTACGGAAATGCTTTAGAAGATGGCAGAATACCTATAAAAGATTTAGCTCCTTCCTTACTTGCTTTATCAGAATCATTTCACGAAATTCAAAAAATATCAAATCCCAATGAACCAGAACTTTCATTAGATATTAAAGCCACAAGTGAAGGATCTTTTATAGTAGATTTACTCTTATCAAATGGAAAAGATCTATTAAATCAAGCTATTAGCTTATTGACTAATAAAGAGAATGAAGCAGTACTGAATTTAGCATCTTATGTAAGTATTTTTTTAGCAGCCATCCCCCTCATAAAAAAATTAAAATCCCATAAAATGACTAATCAAGATGAGAATAAAGATGGACATACAACCCTTACATTTGATGATAATAGTTCTATTACTGTCCCGAATGAAGTCGTAGAGTCTTGTAAAAGTATTACATTTAGAAAAAGTGTTCGTAAATTTGTCCAACCATTAGAAAATGAAGGTATTGAAGGAATAGACTATTACCATTCCAAAGAAGAGACTTATACTATTCTTAAAGAAGATTATTCTTTATTCGAAGTCCCGCAGACTAAAAATAAAGAGTTAGAACCAACTATATCTGAAGTGTATCTTCAAATTATAAATGTAGCTTTTGAACACGGGAAATGGAAATTTTCGGATGGAACCAATCAATTTTTCGCTTCGATAGAAGACGAGGAATTTATAGCAGCGGTCGAAAAAAACCAACAGCAATTTGGTTCTACAGATACACTAAGAGTAATTCTACAAAACAACCAACAACTTACAAGCAATGGTTTGAAAAGTGAATTTGTTGTAACTAAAGTTTTAGAACACCTGAAAGGTGCACAACAAATAGCGCTTGACTTGGAATAATATCAATAAACTAATTAAAGCCTCCGGGCTTTTCTTTTTACCAAAAAAAGAACGTATGTGCGAAAGGAGAACGGAAATGAAGGCAGCTATTTATATACGCGTATCTACTCAAGAACAAATAGAGAATTACTCTATACAAGCTCAAACTGAAAAGCTAACAGCCTTGTGCCGCTCGAAGGACTGGGACGTATACGATATTTTCATTGACGGCGGATACTCCGGCTCAAATATGAATCGTCCCGCACTAAATGAAATGCTAAGTAAATTACATGAAATTGATGCTGTAGTCGTATATCGATTAGACAGACTATCCCGCTCGCAAAGAGATACGATAACGCTTATTGAAGAATACTTCTTAAAAAATAATGTAGAGTTTGTTAGCTTATCGGAAACGCTTGATACAAGTTCTCCTTTCGGTCGTGCAATGATTGGTATATTGTCCGTGTTCGCACAATTAGAACGCGAAACAATACGAGATCGCATGGTTATGGGGAAAATTAAGCGTATTGAAGCAGGGCTTCCTCTTACAACAGCCAAAGGACGAACATTTGGCTATGACGTTATAGACACTAAATTATATATTAATGAAGAAGAAGCAAAACAATTACAAATGATTTATGATATTTTTGAGGAAGAAAAAAGCATTACAACTTTACAGAAGAGACTAAAAAAAATAGGATTCAAAGTGAAATCATATAGCAGTTACAACAATTGGCTGACTAATGATTTATACTGTGGCTATGTATCTTATGCGGATAAAGTGCATACAAAAGGTGTTCATGAGCCTATTATTTCAGAGGAACAATTTTATCGAGTTCAAGAAATATTTTCTCGCATGGGTAAGAATCCGAATATGAATAGAGATTCAGCATCGTTGCTAAATAATTTGGTAGTGTGCGGAAAATGTGGACTAGGGTTTGTTCATAGGAGAAAAGATACTGTATCCCGCGGAAAAAAATATCATTATAGATATTATAGTTGCAAGACTTACAAACATACTCATGAACTAGAAAAATGCGGAAATAAAATTTGGAGAGCTGACAAACTCGAGGAATTAATTATTGATCGCGTGAATAACTATAGTTTCGCTTCTAGGAATGTAGATAAAGAAGATGAATTAGATAGCTTAAATGAAAAACTTAAAATAGAACACACAAAAAAGAAGCGGCTTTTTGATTTATATATCAGCGGTTCTTACGAAGTTTCAGAACTTGATGCTATGATGTCTGATATAGATGCTCAAATTAATTATTATGAAGCACAAATAGAAGCTAACGAAGAATTGAAGAAAAATAAAAAGATACAAGAAAATTTAGCTGATTTAGCAACAGTTGATTTTAACTCTTTAGAGTTCAGAGAAAAGCAACTTTATTTAAAATCACTAATTAATAAGATTTATATCGACGATGAACAAGTTACTATTGAATGGCTCTAG